CGTAGCCTGTTTCCCCCAATGCCCACGAGTCTGCACCGTATTGCTCAAACATCAAAATCCGTTCGGTCTCAGGGCCGGGTGCCCGCAGTCCTTCCGGGCAGTGCTTTTGCGCCAGCGAGGCAGGCTTTTTCCACACCACATGCGCCAACGGGTTCAGCCGCTCGGCAATGTGTGCCTCAATCATTCCAGCCAGTGACGGCCACGCAAACCACCACAGCGTAGCGTTTGCCGTCATGCGGTCCACAATGGCATCGCGCCACTGTGTCACGTCAGCCAGCATCGCCCGCCGATTGGTCCACGCATGATCAAAATCCCCGCGAATCTTTCCGTATGGCGGATCAGTCAACACCGTCTGAAACTGCTGCCCCAACCCCTGCAGAATCTCCCTGCAGTCCCCGTGGTACAGCGTGACGCCGTCCTGCTCAAAATAGGGTGTCACTGCTGCCCCTCCTGTTCTGTCATCGCCTCACAGCACAGTGTCAGGTGCATTCGGGGTGGTCCTGCCTGCATTGGAATCCTGCTGACTGTCCCGTCCGGACTCGCGATCTTGAAAACATAATCCTCAACGGGTGCCCACGTCAGTTCGTAGACTTTGCCAAGATCGAAGTCGGCCCCGCCGATCTCCACAACCACCCGTGTTCCCAGCGTGATTTTTACTGGCTCACTCATTCGCTCACCCTTTGCACGTTCCAGACTGATTCCCCGATATGCCTGACAACAAACCGAATGCCCTTTTTCTTGCACCGCCACTTCGCTCGCACGATATCACGCCTCTCAACATCACGCACCACAGTTCCCTGCCCCGCTCGCAGACGTTCCACGGCTTTCACGATCCGCAACAGTTCTGCCTCACGCTTGATGCGGATGGTTTTGTTTTTGGGCATCTTCAAGACGATCGGGACTGAATCCCGCACGACCACGCGAAACCTGTAACTGCGGCGCATGACCCTTGCCCATTCGTTCAGCTTGACGACCGCCTTTTGGACCGCGTCCGGATCACGCCCCGGAAACCGCTTGCTCTTGCCGGTCTGCCACTCAGGATAGTCCGCAACGTCCACGCACTCGACCAGCCACACCCGCAACCCGTCAGGCGTTCGCAACGTCTTCAGCCGCATTCCGTCGCTGCGTTCTGCGTTCAGGGTGCCTACGCCCCTGCGGATCTGGCGTTCCTCGCAGTGTGGTACTGTCAACATCACGGACTGCCCCAGCGTCAGATCCTGCAGGCTGTGGCGTCGTATTGCAAGTGGGATCACGCCGCACCCCCGATCAGTTCTCGAACCAGTTGCGGCCACGCCTGCCACCAGTCGTACACCTCTGGGACGGGTGGACAATCCAAAACACCGCCCCGAACCACTTCGGCAACCCCTCGACGTTTCACAGGCCGAAACTCCGGGAATGGATAGGGTGCCCGGTCCTGCCTGATCTCCAGCATCTCCCATTCGCCCACCGCCCGATCGGCTGCCACCACGGATTCCCAGCTCATGCTCTCAGGCTGCGGCAAACACAACGGCAACCGCCGCACAATCACCGCGTCAATTGCCTGCTGATCCATCCGCAACCGTGCATTTACGTATGGCCTCACCACGTCGCCCGTCAGTATCTCGTGGCAGTCGTGGAGCAGTGCCCACAATCTCGCCGCGTCCGATGAATCAACGTCCGCGTCGATCCGCTCGAAGACGTGCAGCGAATGTCTCAAGACAGTGCAGTTCGGCACCTGCCCGCCGAAACGGTTGATTCGCCCCAGACATGCCGCCACCCGCTCGGGGTCGCTGATGATTGCCTCAGCCAATTGCTCGGCTGTTGTGATGAGTCCCATCGCTCAACCCTCCGAAAAAACGCCCGCCGGTTGGCGGGCTGATGTCACACCAATTCCACCACTCCGCCGACCAATCCAGCGATCCTGTGTGCCTCTTCGCGAGACTCATACACACCGTAACGGGACCGCCCACCATTGCTCAGCGTAATCCACACCGCCCACTGCATTTGTCTGATCCCTCAAAAAACCGATTGGAAACCCGGCAGACGGTCCGCCGGGTGTTTGGGGTTGGTGTGTCACTTGCCTTCGAATTCGGCTCGCATTGCCTTTACGTGTCGTTCGGCTCGTGCTGCTGCTGCATAGGCTCGGTCAACATGACTGTTGATGATCAATGCGGCGTTGCGAGCCTTGTTTGCCCACGCAATTGCCGCTCCGGCACACTGTGCTGCATATGCCACAACCACTGCCCCTTCTGCGGCTGCTGCTGCGGCTTGAGCTTCATTGGCGAATTCAACTTCTGTCATCTTGCTGCTCATCGTTCATTTCTCCCGGTTAGTGTTTCGTTTTATCGCAGCCCTCACCGCGATGAGTACAGAATACACTATCGGCGCAACGTGTCAACCGTAGTTAGAAGAATCTCGAAAGATTTTCGGAAACTACTGGGTAGGCTGCGGCTGGTTGACTCGCCACGTGCTCGGATGCCTGCGTTTTACCGGCCTGCGCTGCGGTCTGCCGACTCGCCGAAATTCGGGGCGGAATCCTGAATCCTCGACCTCGCCGGTCGCGGGTGTCGGCAATAGCTCGCTGAGATACTGCCTCATCTCTGGTGTCCACAGCTCCGCCAGATGATTGCAGACAGTCGCCTGCTGCAGTGCTGCCCGCAGTTCAGTCCCATTCATCCGCCGCATGATCCGGACAAACCACGGGCGGGTGCTGAACGGTCGCCCTCGGTATCGGTTGCCGTACAAGATTTCCCACGTGAGTGTTTTTGTGGTCAACTCGAAGTCATCGAACAGCGTCCGCAGCTTCAACCGCTCGACGGTGTGCGGTGCGTGTGTGGCGTAGTCGTGATTCGGCAATCCCTTCGCCCGCAGTGCTGCCATGCTGGCCTGCTTAATCCGCTGCCAGGCATTCGCCTTTCCTGCATCCACCCACGGATATGCTCGCGGCGTTTCCAGTTCGTCCCATGATGTCGGTTTTATGAAATACACATCATCCATCATCCACACAAATTCGCTGTCTATCTCAGGATGCCACGCCATTGTCTGCATCTTCGCCAGCATGTCTCGAAAGCCCCAGTGCTTTACCATCGGGATTCGTGGTTGTGCTATGACGTGCCCACGAAACCAGCTCGGACGATCTCCCACGATTGTGATTTTCGTTTCGCCGTCAAAGAATTGCTCCACCGACCGGATACTAAACCGCAGTTCGTCGCCGCTTGCTGCACCTGCAAAATATGGCCACACAAACTGTGTTGCCGCCTGCCTGCGTTTGACCGTGCCACAACCCCCGCAGGACTTCGGCGCAGGCCGATACGGCCCCTGTGCCTTCTGCTGCTTGACCAGCATGACTGCCGTTGCTGTTTCGTATGTCGGGGCTTTCCTCAGCAGGCAGTGCTGGCAGACTTCCAGCGGGACAAGACCGGGAGAATGGACTTGCGGATTGTGACACGCTGCCATTCCCTCCACGCCCACCTGCTCACGATACCCGCACGGCTCCATATCATGTTCCTGCCGGTCGCACTTTCACAAACTCGGGGAAGGTGCCACGATTCAGCAGGAAACTGTAATTGTTTCCCGGTGCATATCCCCCATCGCCAAACTCCGCGCTTTCCACGGTGCCCGTGGCCATCAGCCACGTCAACTGCATTTCATTCAGACAGACCAGCTTGTCTGTGCGTATTGGCACCGTGCCATCATCATTTGCAATGCCGTGATAAATCACCTTCAGGTAATACGTGGTCGCGACCGGTCCGCCAGCCGTCGGGCAGTGGAGAAACTGGAAGGCCAGTTGCACTGCATATCGTGGCGGATTGTACGCATTCCCCAGCTTCATCAGCCGCATTGCAATCAGCGGTTCAAGACCACACACACCATCGCCGCTGATCTTGTAGCACCCGAGATTTGCCGCGCTGCCCCGAAACATGTTGCCGTAACAGCACCACACATCACCAGGCGGTGGCGTCAATCCGTCACCCAATCCCAACTGGAAACCGCAATCGGCCACCCCGTTCGGGTGCGTCATACGCTGCAGCCTGAACGGCCTGCGGTCAGAGATTTGCTCGAAGCATTCAAAGTCGAAACCCGGCGCAATCGGGTCTCGCTGCTGCAGATCCAGCGTCACCTCAAAGGCGTCCGGAATCACATCGCCCAAACACGCCTCGCACGGGTAATCGAGTCCGCCGCTGTAGTCTGTGCTGTTCGGATATTGTGACGTGCTCGGGAATGACTCCGACCAGCTCGGGTATGCAATAGACTGACTCGCTACGGATGGCGGTTGTGATACTGATTCTTCTCCGCAATGACAGCCGCAACCAATCAACATCTCACGGCCCTCCCGGCGGTGGCGGTGGATTGCTTGCCGATTCGCTCGCCGATCCTGACATGCTCATGCTCATGCTGGCGGATTGTGCAGGGCAGTCCGCTGCGTATGGCTGCCACTCACCGTCGATCCACTCAATCTTGATGTACGTTCCGGCGTCAATTGAAATCTCTTGAAACGGATTTACCACCGTGACAACCTGCCCGGTCGTCTCAAGATCCCCGTTTGTCTTCCGTTGCAACACCTCCGCCAGTGCTGTGCTTCGGTCTGTCAGTGTGTTCACTGCCGCCAGTAAATCAGATTGCAGGATTGCCTGACGGTTCAGCGGGCGGACAACCTGCTGCCCGATCATGCGCGACATCACCGACTGAATCGCCTCGGTCAGCCCATTCAGGCCGGCAGCCGTCAGCCGCTGCCCCTTGGCGAACTTCTCGGGATGTTTATCGCCCTGCGTCATGATTGCGCCGTCCAGAGTGTGTTGAAATCAAACTTGGCAAACATGGTGTCCGAGGAATCCGCCGATAATACCCGGTCATAATCTGCCGTATCGTCACGCCACTGGTGATTCCATCCGTACACCGTACTGCCGGCTGCTGCGTTTGCCCCTCTGGCGTTGCTGGCAAATCCCTTCTGTGCCTTCGCTGCAAATCTCAGGACCAGTTTTCGCGTGCTCCATTGTGCATCTGTGCTCAGTGTCACTTCATCGCTCAGTCCCTCAAACAGCAACGTTTCCGGCAGAAATGATTGCGGGCTTCCGGGCAATCTGAACGCCGTTTCATTTACACAGCCTTTCATGTTCTCCAGCGTCACCCACGGGACCACTTGCACCTGATGCCATGTCACCTCATGCGTGCTCACAGGCTCAGGAATCATCGCCGTGACGTCTGCCGGCAGTGCTTTGCTGTCGGACTCCCATTTGCAGCTTCGCCCCGGTACCGTGCGGAATTCGATGTTGCTCTGCTGCGTGTAGGTGCACCACGTGCCGGCGGGCAGTGGCGTCGGGTCGTTTGGGTCTTGCTGCTGTTGCTGGTCACTCTGCAGCGGTGCATAGGTGACCGAGATTTTCGCCAGTGTGTCGTGGCTTAGCTGCTGCGTGTTCGGGTCGTCAATCGTTGCCTGAATCGGCTTCGGCGTCAGCTTGTCGATCGTAAACCGATCCGCCAGCACCCCCGGCCAATATGATGAATACGATGCCGGCAGTCCAAACGGCCCGCTCTTGAAATGCTCAGCAATGAATGCCCAGCGGTCAGCCCATGCCGTGAGAAAAATGCGCGTGAATGACAGCTCCCCGGATCTGCTGCCGGATTCCTGCGGGCTGTCTTCGTGTTCTGTGAATGTCGGGTATGGCATGTTCTTATCCCAAAATCGGAACCAGTGGCAGGCCCGTGATTCCTGCAGAAATCGCCCGCTGAACTTCCAGCGACTGTTTCGCCAGCTCCACCTGCTGCTTGCTCAGTTCTTCCTGCTTCTTTGGTGCCAGTTGATCCTGCAGCCGCTGAAACATCTGCAAAGCTCCGCCGCGTTGCACCTGTTGTGCCGCTGCCTGTGCTGCCGCCTGCGCTGCTGCGGGTGTTCCGGGTGCACCGCCCGCAAAATCCACCGGCGCAAATCCTCCGCCCTCTCCGGGTGGTTTTGGCGCGTTCCGTGCTGCCTCGCGCTCAGCCCTTGCTGCTGCCAGTTGCGCGTCGATGTTTTCCATCACGCTTGTGGTTGCTGCTGATGTCTCGGGAGGCTTGAACCCTGTAAACTCCTGCATGGCCTGCAGCGTCGGTTCCGGTATCGTCAGGACTTCATCAGACAGCCCCAGGGCAAACGCAATTTGCTCCCCGAGTTGCTGGCTGCCGCGCTGCATCCGCGCCCACATATTTGACGCACCCGTGGCAATGTTGCTCATGGCCGTTGACGTGTTCGTGCTGATCCAATCAAGTGCCGCCTTCGCGTAATTCGGGATATCCTCGAACAGCCCCGCCCACAGGTTGCCCATGTCGGCCACCAATGACCCAACCACAACCCCGATATCGGCAAAATAGTCTGACGTGCTGGTGAACCACTCGCCTGTTGCGGACAGCATCGTGCCAAATGTCCCGCCCAGTCCGTCCATGCTCTGCATCGCGCTGATTGACCACTGAAGGAACTGATTCGCGTAGGGTAGCACCTTGCCGCCGATTTCAATGGCCAGCAATTCCAGATTCGTCTGCGCCTTGGCGAACATGCCCGCTGTCGATTGTGCAACCTTGTTCTGAAAGCCTGCCAGCCGCCCGCTTCCGGTCGTCAGGTCGCTCAGTGCCTGTTTCACCATGTCTGCCGATATCGCACCGTTCTCCATGTCCTTTTTCAGGTCGGACATGCTGCGGCCCGTCTGCTCTGCAATGACGGCCAGCGGGCTGAAACCGGCGTTAATCAACTGCAGATTTTCCTGCCCTGTCAGCCGTCCGGCCATCTGCACTTGCGACATCGCATAGGCCAGATCCTGCAGCTTCTCTGTGCTGCTGCCGGCCACCTCAGTCATCATGCCCATAATGGGCACCACCTGATCCGATGACATGCCCATCCGCATCATCATGCTGGCCGACTTCGCCAGATCCTGCGTGCCAAACACCGTTTTCATGTCGATGTCGCGCAACTGCTGAAGCATGGCCTGCGCGTTTCCGGCAGACCCGGTCAGCACCTCAAATTCCATCGCGGTCTGCTCAGCTCCGGCTGCCAGCGTCATCATCGACGTTGCACCCTTGGCAATTCCCGCTGCCGCAAACAACTGCCCCAGTGGCCCTCCAAGGCTGGTAAGGCTTTTCAGTGCAGACCCTGCGCGGCTGGTCTGCGTTGTCAGCCCGGTCATCGCCTTGGCTGCTTGCCCGGCTGCCGACTGCACTTTCTGCATACCGTCGGCGGAAAAAATCACCTGTGCTTCTTGGACGGTAACAGCCATTATTTCACGTCCTGTTTCTGCCAAATATCTTCAGGACACCAACACCCGCTATACACTAAAGCCTGATACATGGTCAACCGGCTGATTTGCTCCGCCGTCCATCCGTACTTTTCCGACAGTCCCCGGAAGATTGCCGCCCACGGTACCGTTCGACGTGACGGCATTGTCACGCCGTCGCCGGTTCCGTGGCTTCGCAGTTTCCCAGGATGTCCTGCTCGTGCACTTTGTGCATCGCCTCAATTATGGCCTGAATATCGTTGAACCATGCGATAAAATTGCAGCCCAACTGAATGCCCTTGTCTGCAGGCAATGCCGGCGGGAACTCCTGCGGATGATGCGCCGACAATGCCCGCCAAACGTTCCACGCCAAGCCGCGGAACGATCTGTCAAACCGCTCTTCGTCCTGCATGGTGGCAATCAATGGACGTGCAATCGTGTCTGCTGCAATCTTCAGGGCCTGTTGCCGCACTGCAGGATCTGTAATAGACTCAATCCCTGCGTAAGGATTGCCCATTCGCATCAACATGGCCTCCTCTTTCCGCGCGTACTCCGCCAACGGAAAGATTTGCATCTGATACGTCTTGCCGTCTTTTGTCAGTGTTGCGGTGCGTCCACCGCAAAGATTAAACAACCCGTCCGCCACGGTTTCTACTCCTCAGAAAATGGTCATGCAATGATGTCAAACGCTGTGCCAGACTTCGACGGTGCGCCCTGTCCGTCGAATGCGTAATCAATCGCCACCGGGTCTCCGCTGTCAGCGTCAAACGTGATCGGCCCCACCTCAGTGATGACGATAGTTCCGCTGATGTAGTCATCTGAGTCTGCATGGAACTGCGCCGCCACTTCGTCACCGCGTGCCAGTGGCTGCGCCCCGCCAGCGTGCAACATGACGGTAACAGTGCCGGACCACTCACCAACGCCAACCGTGGTCTTGCGCCAACCGCCTGTGCTGTTCGTGGCATACTTTGCAGACGCTCCGCCGATCGTCAGTTCCCACTTGCCTGTGTGGTCAACCTCGGCTGGAGTTCCGCCGGTTTTGAATGTCATCGACTTGCCAGTAAATGGTGTTCCTGCGGGCATTGTATTTGCTCCTGATTACGGTTTTGCGGTTGCGGAATAGAGAATACCAATTTTCAAATTCGTGGCGGTCGTGGCCACGCCCAGGATCGTCACGAAGTCCCCTGTGGCCAAGTCGGCATAAGGTGCAATTCCTCCGGCGTTCACACTGCAGACGTAGACTTGTCCGACCGTGAACGCCGAATTGAATGTCAGGTTTCCGCCGTAGCAGTATTGCAACGGCTGCCCGTCGCTCGCCCCGTGCAATGCAATCCCAATGGCCTTGGACGATGCCAGGACATCCGCATCGCAGGGTTTCAGCTTGTTCGATGCCGTCGTGTCTGCGTACACCGGCTGGCCGGCTGTCACAGTCCCGCCGGCGGTGCCGTATCCAATCAGGCTGGTGGCAGTCTTCACCACGCTTGCCGCTGTCACTGAAACGTCTGCCATGCCTTAGACTCCCACGTGCATCAAGTCGAACTGAACCGCCGTCGTCCAGACGCCTGTTGCGTCGTCCTGTGTTGTCGCCATTTGCCCTGACGGCTTTGCGGTCGCAATCTCCACCGCGCTGCCTGTGTATCCCTGATTCTGCCAGCTCGTGACGGCCTGCTGTGCAATCGCTTTGCTGCGGTCGTAATCAATCGACATGCAGCCCAGCGTCAATGATGTCCGCCAGCCCTGACTGCTGTTTGTCCGCCAGGCTGGCTCACTCACCGCATCGAACACCACCAGATCGTCAAAATACCCATCATCATCCGCGTCATCGTCCAGCGTTTCGGCGTACTGATCGACACTGGCCACCAGCCTTTCAACCGGGACAAGGTCGCACAGTGCAGCCGTAGCGGCCCACCATTCGCCTATTGCCCGATCAATGCCAGTCTCTGCCATTATCTCACCGTCGCCTTTTTCTTGCCCGCCTGTGGCCTCAGTTGCTGCTTCAGCGTGTTCCCGATTTCAGCCCCAAACATGTTCAAATTATTTTCCACTGCCGGCTTCAGGAATGGCCTTGCCTTGCCGTCCTGCCTGAACTCCCACATGGCCATGTAGCCAGCCACCTTTTTGTCCACGTATGTCCTCGCCTGTGGCTTCTTGCCCTTCATTCTCAACTCAGCCGTGATGGACTTCCGGCCCTTCCCTGTCCGCATCTTTGGAGGCTCGCCCGGCTTGCTGGCCCCACTGCCTTCCTTGAAGTCTCCAAACGCCGCTCCGGATGTGTCCGCATCACCCGACAACGTCACCCGATTGAATTCCCGCTCCCTCGCCCTCTGATCCCGTCGTGCCTGTGTCGCTGCCTTCTTCTGCTGCCGTCGCCTGTCCCTCAGTGCCCGCTTTGTCCGTGTCACAAACTGCTTAGCGGCCTTGCGTGCTTTGCGTGCCTGCTTGACCGCTCGCCGTGTTTGTTTTGCCGTCCGTTTGGTTGCCCTGATTGCCGCTCTGCGTGCCCGCTTTGCGGTCTTCCGGCCAGCCCTTGCCAGTGTGTTGCTGGCCAGAAACTTTTCGGTCCTTCGCGTGACTCGCTGGATTCGTTTTCGCGCGGCCTTGACTCGCTTTGCCACGGCCTTATTGGCCTTGGCTCGGAGTTTTGCCACCGCACTCTTACGCTTCCGCCGTGCCACCGTTTGCGGCCTCCTGTTTCAGTCTCGCCCTTTCCTTCAGCTCAGCTCGTTTCTGTCGTGCTCGTGCGTTCTTCCGGTCCCGTTCCTCTCGGCTCGGTCCCGTGAATTTTCGACTAACCATCTGCTGTGCAATTGACCTGCACAGCTTCGCCGCACGCTCAAGGCTTTTGCCGGTCGCTGTCTCCAGTGACCGCATCAGCTCCGGCCTTCGGTCCTTCTTTTTGATTCTGACACTCATGTGTCACACCGGCTGCAAATCAGATAGGGCAGATCCACCCTGTTGAACTGGTTTTCCAGTCGCTCAATCCGATACGCCTCCCCGTCTGCATTTGTGATCGTGTCCGCCACGTTCACGTCTCTGAGGCTCTGCAATATGCAGTAGTATTCCCCGACCATCGCACGGCGTTTTCCGGCCTGTGTCGCGGATATCTCGGCACTTGACAGGAACCACTTCGCCCGGATCTGTGCCACCTCGGAATCAACAAACTGCCGCTCAGCTTTTGCCGGCCCCGTCGCTGTTCGTCGCTGCTTCAGTGTCACAAACTCAGACAACTGCAGGTGGCAATAGGACCGCTGCAAAGCCGTCTCTGCCGGATCTGTGAACATCACCACCCACGTTGTTGTCACGTTGCCCCGCTTGACTCTGAACGTGTCACCGGCATTCACTGCTGTGGTGCTGGCTGGCGTCCAGATATGTGCCCTCCTGATCGTCTGCCGCTCAGGCTGTTCGATCAGGCGGACAGTGCGGGGAATGACCACGTTTGCGGAATTCGTCCACGATGCCTGCTCACCGAGTTCATCGGTGTTCAGGATCGCGCAAACGTCTTCCGCAAATTGGTCTCTCAGGCTCATCGCGTGCGGCTCGGCTGAGGTGTGGCTGTGGCAGATTCTTCCAGCGTGATGAAATCACGACTGGCAAGATTCTGCACCATGACATCATCGACTTCGTTGACGGTCAGCGTGATCGGCTTACCGTCTGCCACTTCCAGAAATGCACCCGTTGAAAGACGGCTGCGGAAGTGTCGTTTGTTGGTTTCTTTGTGCCGGCCTTCAGCCGCTTTTCCAAGTCCGATTTTGTATGTTGGCATTGTCCAAATCCTCCCGCCGAAAAGATGCTGCCACCGCATGGCGGATGCAGTGGCAGCCGCCGGCAGCCGTCGCTGCCGGCGTTGCTCAAATCACACCGCCGTCATCAGGTCGTCAGCGTGCAAAGAATGCTGGTCCACCATGCGAAGTATCCCACGTTGTAGCGGGCCTCGGTCATGAACTTCACGTCCTTCGTTTCGAGGTCGTCAATGCCCTTCATCATTCGCGTCAACGGCTCGCGCCGCTGGAACACGAACGGCTTCACGGCCTCGCCGGTCTTGAACAGGTACAGCTTGACATCACTGGTCAGGTACGGGCTGGAAACGATGTTCGGACGATCGACAACAACGTTGCTGCTGTTGCTGATCAATTCCGATTCGAGCGCGTCATACACCAGATCCCGCAAGGCCAGCGGAACCAGCAACGTCAGGTCATTCAAGCGGCCAACCGTCGGGCGGTTGTACAACTTGCCTTGGTCGTTTTTGAACGCCAGCATCGACCGGATCATCTTCCGGATTGCGGTCTTGATTTCCGCAACGGTCGGTGCAGTTGTGCTCACCACAGTGCTGGTGATGTCGTTCGACTGGGTGCCGCTGCTGCCCCAAACGTGGTCAGTATCGAAGAAAAACTGCCCGTCAAAACAGGTCGTGCTTTCGCCCTGTTCGAGCACAGAAAACCACAGCTCATCAGGATGATGCGCGGCCTCAATGCCCAACTGCTCAAGAACCGGACCGTACTGTCCAAGGTTGTCGTCAGCCAGGTCGGTTTTCTTGATCAGCAGAGACGATTCCCAGTGCTTGTTTTCAAGCACAAAATTCGCCGCACGCAGTTCAGAAAACTGACGCTCGCCCAACCACTCACGCATCCCCGGCATGTTGCCGATCCATCCGTACTTCTCGGATGTTCGCACGCTGGAAGCGTCGTAGCAGACCGTCGGGTAAAACGGAGTCGCTGCAGCCACCCTGTTGTCAAACTTCGCGGTCAGGTCTCGCAGCTTGACCTGTGCTGATGCAATATCAATCGCCATTGTGAACCCCTTTCAGGTCAAGGCAAATCAGCCGAGAACGTCAATCATGACATCCATCTGAGTTGCGGAAACGTAGTTGACAGCCCGACCGATTCGGGATGCGTTCGTGCTCGTTGCAGTGATGACAAAATTGTCCGTTGCATAAATCAAATCGCCCGCAGTGGCCTGCGTGAAACTTGATCCGGTCAAACGGAACACGCCCTCGGTGTACAGCTCCACGACCTTGTCACCGGCACTGCCGCCGCTGTTGTCGCATTGCTGATAAACGATGCCGGCAAACGCATTTGCCCCGGCGTTGTCATCATTGGTGATGTATCCGGTTGAGGCGTCCCAAAATGCGAGTGTGTTCTGATACAGATTCACTGCTGCTGCCTTGCACTGAATGATGTTTTCAGCGTCCTGCATCAACACAACCTGATTTGCTGTAACTGCCATCGGTCAATTCTCCTCACTTCTGAAGTGGTTCCAGCCCGTCATCGATTCGACGGCTGCGGATGTACTGATCTTCTGAAACGCTCAGAAGGTGCTTGTGCTGCGCAAACTCCGCCCGGTACTTTGCGTTCGGGTCTGCCGGCGGTTCGGGCGCTGCATCCAGCACACTGCCCCGCTTGCCCATCAAATCCTTCAACGCCGCTTGTGTTTCCTCGACACTGAATCCAGCGTCCACAAACGTGTTGAATTTGTCCCCGCATCCGGCCAGGTCGCACAGTGCTCGGATCTTTTTGCAGCGGTCCCGCTCGACCTGTGCCAGGTCTGCGGTGCTGCTTGTTACAACTTCCGACACAACATCAACGGCAGACAGATCGGCAACCGGCTGTGTTTCCACGGCTGGCTGTTCGGGCTGTCCAGGCGTCTCTGCAGGTGCCTGCGGCTCGGTGTCTTCAGCCATCGGCTGCTCTCCCTTGCTTGCAAAATAGCGGTCCAGAAATGCTGCAATGCGGCCCCGGACCACGTCGGGCTGTGCATCGCCAAAATATGTACTCAGCAGGGCAGTTGCCTGTGCTGGAAGGTCTCGCAAATCGGCCTCAAGCGAGAACATGCCGCCGCGTGTGGCTGCAGGATCGTCAACCACGTCACCGGCTTTGATTGCTGCGAACCGCATCGGCCACATGCCCCGCTCGCCCTTTGGCTTCGCATCGTTCGCAGCCTGAAACGCCTGCAGATCTCCCTGGTCAAGCTTCGTCGCCAGACTTACACCAAACGATTCCGGGTCAGACTCCGCCAGATCCATCACGTAGTTCCCCAGGTCGCCTTGCGGACTGGTGAACGCAGCGTCTGCAATGTGCAAATCTCCGCGCAGTGTGTCGCCGTCAATCCGCAGATTCTTCCAGCGTCCCAGATAGCTGCCCATGCCATCGGCAGACATGTTCGGATGCGTGAATCGGGCTTTCAGTCCGTTCGGGCTGCGTGTGCTCAGGCTCAACGCCTGATCCAGCGTCTTCGGGTCCACGGTCCACGGCCGCACCTCAGCATCATTCAGGTTTCCCACCTGCATCAATGACGCACCGAAAATGACATTGGCCTTTCGGTCAACTCTGACCGGCGGTGCCGGCAGTCGATCGGTGCGAAACATGCCGGGATCTGTCAGCGTTTGAATTGTCTTCATTGCTTGTCTCTCGCTTCCATCTGCCGCTTGACTTTGCTGCTCCAGGCTTTGCCCGGGTCTCCGCCCCACAACGCCCACGCGATGCGGCCTGCGCTCGGATAGCCCGGCTCGCCGGGACTGAACCCTTCGCCCTGCTTGTCAACTTCGTGGCGGGAAAAAAATGAAACCATCCGCCCGATCGTGCTCGGACTCACGGCCTTCCCGTTGCTCAGGTCTCTCGCCCTTGCAATCCCTACCGCAGTGCCACCGCGCTTGAATTCACGCCGCCACTCAAGGCCCTGTTTCGCCTCCGCTCGCACGCCTGCCGGCGGTCGGAAGTCAATGCCCGTGTATTTCTTTGCCACCGCCAGCGTGGCCACACCGTAATCCGCTCCGCTGTCCTGTTCGTCGTCGTCCGGATCGTCTGGCATGTCGGGCTGGTCTAACTCCAGATCCGCACGATACGCTGCCATGCGTGCCTCCATGTCGGCCTTCGCCCGCTGCTCACGCTCGATCTGTTGCAGCGTCTCATCGAAGTCACGGCCACGGCTGGCAAGGCTTTCTGTCTGCGTCGTCAGCCCCGATTCAATGGCCAGAATATCGGCCTGAACCTCTTTCTGAGGGTCAACCCACGGCCAGCCCGGCGGAATCCACTGGTGCTGCAAAAAGTGCTCGCGGTGTTCCTCGTACTTCACCGGATCGACCGGCAAAACACCCTGCACCACAGCGCGGTCAATGAACCTCGCCCACACCTTCCGGAATACCTGTTCAATCAGGCAGGACTGCCACACCTTGAACGTAATCCGGCCATCAATCAGGGCGAGTCTGCCGCCGCTGAAATTGTTGGTGAACTGCTTCGCCAGCAGCTCGTAAGGATATCGCAGGGCAGCCGCAACCCCATGCAATGACCATTCAACATAGGGTGCCAGTGTTGTGCCTGGTCGCGCCGGGTCGCTGAACGTGATGCCCTCACCCTCAGCCAGATACTGAATCGTGCCGGGTGCCAGGTCTTCGAGATTGCTGCGGCTGCGGCCAGCATCCGCCAACGTCGCCGGGTCAGTCACACCCGTCACGAATGCCCCGTGACAGGCTGCCACCTGTTCGGCAATTAGGTTCGCATATACGAAGTCCTTCAGGTCTTTCAGTTTCGGCATGGCGGGTGCCAGCCACGGAACGCCACGCAGTTGCCCCGGCGTCTGCTCTTCGTAGCAGTGCAGTAGGTCGTCCAGACTGACCTCCTGTTCCCGCAGGTCGTAACCGTAGGAGTCATTCGGCAGCGTCTTCGTGACATACGCCGCAATCGGCTTACCTTTGGCGTCCAGTCGCAGCCCCAAACGCCGAATGGCAGTCGGTGCCAGCGGTCCATACCCGAACAGCGGAATCCGCTGCGGATGAATGACCTGCACTGTCAACGTGACGGGCTTTGCTGGGTCGTCATCGTCCGCCATGTGCAGCCACGATTCGCCAAAAATGGCGTTGCAGCGTTCCAGCATCCGCTGCTTCGTGTGCCAGCCTTCCGCTTCCGCCCATTTTTGGAACAACCACTCAGACATAACGCGGAAGTCTTCGGCCTGTCGTGGTGTCAGGATGCCGCGTTCCGGCTGTACTCGACACTGCGGACGGATGCCGACGCCGATGACGTTGTCCACTCGCCCGTTGATTGCAGACGCAGCGAAAACGTCGGTACGGTACAGATCCACCGCCCGGTCAATCAGCGTTTCCAGCTCAGACTGAAGTGCATCGTTCGTGGTCAGCTTGCTGGCCAGCCACTTTTCCCCGCGCAGGCGGTCGTGGTCTGATGCCTCCCATGCTGTGAACCGCTCTGCAGCCCTCTGGCTGATGGCCAGACGCAACTCATGGTCAACACGGGCCTTGACTCGCTTCGCGGCCAGCACGGGACTCACGGCCCCAATAATGCGGTCCAGTCGCGTGGGCTGTGCTGCGCTGTGCACTCGCTGTTGAAGGTCAGACATTTCGGAACCTCACGAGATTCCGGGACCGACTTATGCCGCCGGATGCCTGCCGTCTCAGGTCCGCAATTCTGGCGTCCAGCTCGGCCAGCCACGTACTGGTGGCCTCTTTTTGCACCATCTGCCCGTCAACGGTATAGCTGACAACGGGCGCACCACTCGCCAATGCCCCCTCGACCTTGTCGCGGATGCTCTCGAACAGTGCCAGACGTTCTGCTGCTGATCGTGCCATGCTGCCACTGTCGCAGCAGGCTTGCCGGACTTCCAGCCCCGCTTTCCAGTCGTCTGGAAGTCAGCGGGCTTTCCGTCGTTCCTCGCGTGCCTTTTCGTAGGCGATGGCAGCTGCTTGCTTTGGTGGCCTCCCCTCACGGATCAGCAACCGAATATTCTCCGCAATCGCCTGTTTGCCGTAGCCCTTTTTCATCGGCATGTTAGCCCCTCCGTATAACGGTCTGAAAACGATTGCCACAACCGCAGGCCCTGTACTGCGTCGAAAACTCGCCAGTGGTCGCAGTGTGCTGGACGGGCGAAAACTGACCGCACTGCGGACAAGATCCGCACCCCGGAACCCGATGCGGTGCCGTGTAATGGCGTTTGACGTATCCCGGCGGTTTCAGAGGCTTCATTTCCAACCTTTCACGAATTTTTCGGCCTTTTTGCCGGAAATAACGCCGTTTTGCGGTCTATTTTCCGCAATTTTCTCAGCTCGTTTTCTGTCGAATTCTAACACAGAATGGCCAACAAACGCCAGATAGCAGGCGTCAAGCAGGTGGTTCCGGGTGAATGTCTGCACCCATTTTGTGATCGTCCCCTTGCCCACCTGAAATTCCTGCACCTCGCGCTCGGCTGTCAACTGCTTCGCCACCTCCATCCGGCCCTCCGGTTTGTCCGTCCGTGGCAGCAACAATGCCGCCGCACTGGTGGCGTCAACACTCAGGGCCTGGTGCACCCTGCGCTTCCAGTGGTCTGCGTTGTTCTGGTACTCTCGCAGCCGTTTCGTTCCGTCCAAAAATGCGACATCGTGCCACCCCTCGCCAATCCGCAGTGTGACCTTGCTCCGGTCTTTCGGTGCATGGTACGTGGTCCCGCTGTGCTGTTTGAACCCGAACCCTTTGCAGGTGTTCCATGTGCTGTTGCTGGCCACAATACTACGAATCAGATCCGTTTCCCACCCTGCGTCAATCATCACGATTTCCGCCGGCCTCTGCCCGCCGTTCTCCATCTCCCAGCCCGCCTCAAACTTCTCCATCAGCAGCCGCACCGCTTGCCGAATGGCCGTCGGCAGATCCGTGAGTTCTCGCTGTATCGGCTCATAGCCGTAATCGACACAAAACGGCTGCCCGCTCGTGTCATGCTTTGCAATGACAAACCAGTCCAGTTGCGCCGCTCGCACGTCCACACCGGCTGCAATGCGGCTGCAGTCTGCAGGGATCAGTCCCCGCCGATACTGGCTCTGGCGGTGCATCACGGCCTTCCAGTCCAGTGGCTCAACTGCCGTCTCTTTTTCCTTCGCGGGTAGTGCCCATGTCCACTGCAGGATCTCGCGTTCGCTGTTGTCGCGGTCAACCTCCCGCATTCCTCGCCACTCGTCCGCCCCGACAATGCCAGCCGTGACGAATGTATTCGTGGCTGCGCTGTACCTGAATCCCATCGTCTTCGTTGCTGGAATCTCGCCGTGCACAGATCCATCAGGCAGGATGACCTGCCCACGGTGCCGAAGCCGTGCCTGTGTGAGCTGCTGAATCCGCTGCCCGTCGTCAAACAGGATGCCGCAGGCAGGGCAGGCCCACCGGCTGGAAATCTCCGCTTCGGCCTCAGTCATGGCCTCATGGTACCCGATGAGATTGTCACGGCTTGGCGCGATGAACTCACGGCAGGAATGGCATGGGAAAACCACCTCGCCAGCGGTGCCTTGGCTCCACTCCTGCCAGATCCGGCCAGTCTCAACCGTGACCGTGGATTCCAAGTAGATTCTGGCCTGACCGCTCGCCCGATACGCCCTGACGCGCCCTTCCATCTGCTTCAGCTTCGTGGCTTCATCCGACTTGCCCCCGACTTCGTCCAGGTGGCTCACCTCAGTCACGACCAGCACCGGCCCTGTGAATCCGGCCCGCTTGCTGTCATCACCGCCGGCTGAGATGAATTTCAGTGCCGCACCGTTGCCGAACTGAATCAGGCTCGGAGTTCCGCCGCCAGATCCGCTGCCCTTGCGTGGCAGGTATTGTGCGTAACGGCTGGCCTCAATTGCCGGCCTGATGTCCATTTTCCACTTGTCCGCCGCCATGTCCATTGTTGGCAGGCCAAACAAGACGGTCTGAACCCGTTCGAACAGGTGGTACAGAATCGGGATGACGACGAATGCCAGGGTCTTCCCGGACTGCTGCGGACCTGTGCAGGCGTAGCGGAAAAACTGGCCCTGATCGACCACATCAAAAAACAGCCCGTGTGCCGGCTGTCGCGAGACCCTGAACCGCTGCCCCTGGTACGGTCCATCAGGCAGAATGATTTCATCCTCGGCAAACTGCCGCATCCCCCGATAGGGTCGCAGGATGACGTGTCTGGCGAATACGTCACGCAGTGCCGCTGCTGACGGCTTCGCGTACAGATCCCACGGGATCTGATGTTGTGGTGTCGCCATGTGCATTTGTCAGCCGCTCCAATCCCTGCAAAACCTCCTCATTCGCCTCCTGCAGCATCGACCACAGATCGTTCCCAGCCACCCGCTTCAGGTGTTCGGCGAATCGTCGATACGGCCCCAGAATGGCCTGCACAGTCTCCTCAAATTCCGTCAACTTGACGATCTGCCCCCGCTGCTCCGCCAGCTTAATTTCTTCCTGCTGTGCTCGTGCCAGCCTGTACCTCTCCAGCCCATCGGACTCAGTGCCGGCCAGCATGTCAGGATCAGACGGCACCGGCTGCGCCTCTTTCCGCAGGTACCACCAGACGCATCCGGCGTAAATCTCGATGTTGTTGTCTGCATCAAACTCGGGAAAGGTCGGGT